TTATTCAGTTTTCACAGAGCACCCCAGCGCCTGGAGTGCCTGGCGGTAACGCTCTACTTTGTTCTGCCCGACGGTTATCTCGGCGGTGATCCTGACCTGCTTCTCCGGTGCGACCATCGCACGGAACCAGTCCATGTTCTTCCCGAACCTGGCGAGCCAGTGCTCCGGGTCGCCGTGGTTGGAAGCGTAACCACGAGCGCAAGCCTCCTTGTGGCTGATGATGTTTCCCGGCTTTATGGTCGGGTAGTTCTTCATGAGCCGCTGGCAGAGGTCGGCCGCAAGCCCGAAGGCCTCCTCGAAGTAGGCGCGGTCGTTCAGCGCGTCCTCGCAGATTTCTATCTGGATATATGCCGGAGCGTAGTTGTAGCTTCCTTTGGAGCCATTTCCGCAGCCCCAGCAGCAGACGTTCCAGGGGAGCAGCTTAGCCGCTTTCACTTCGCCGTTCTTGTCCTTGCCTATGACCGCGTGCGGACACACATCGGAATCCGCACGGTCGAAGTAGTTCCTGTAGGGATTCTCCCCGCAGATCTCCGGCGCGTTGACGTAGCGCTTAAGGTTCGGATTGTTCGCCCCGGTGCTGTGGATTATGATTCCTGCCGGGCTGCCTGTCGGCATGGGGCGGGCGGCTTTGAACGCTCCGTTATTGCGGGCGTATGCTTCAAATGTTATCGCCATCGTCGCTGTCCTCCTTATCCGTATCCGCCTTCTTCTCAATATCTCCCCTGATACGCTTCGCAAGCTTCATCAGGAACGGCGGGAGCTTCACGCCTATATCTATCATATTCTCCAGGACGGATATCACCTCGTTGCACATGAGCCACGCGCAAACGACGATTGCGCACACGAACGACACCTCAAGCTGAATCCCGATGTTGTTCGCGGCGTATGTAACGAGCCAGTCCATCACGCCGCCGACCACCACGAGCAGCCACATGCAGACCTTCTTCACGATCCCCCGGAACGACTTGTAGCTGCTTATCTTCTCGCTGCGGTACTTTGCCGCCGCAAGCCCGGTTCCGTAGTCTATAAGCTGGAGCAGCACCAGCAGCAGGAACGGCACGGCTACCACACCGAGCCACGCGAACAGCGCCGAAAGCAGCGCTGTGAATCCGATTTTTTCAAGTTTGTCCATTTATTCCTCCATTTCCGCCAGCTCCGCACGGAGCTGGGCTGCTTCTTCCTCAAGCGCCTTGAGCCTGCTCTTATCCTCGTCAGTGCCGACGCCTGCGACTATTGCCGCAAGCGGGCGTATACGCTCCCGATCAATCTCCGCGAATCTGCGGGATATTTCTGCGGCTCTGAGCCTGTGTTCCCGGGCGGCGCGCTGCTCGTCTGTTTCGCGCGGCTCGATATCATCATAATTCTGCGACATATGCGTATCCTCCTTCTACTGCCTTGATGTCTGTTATCTTCCGCATGCTCGGGCGCAGGTCGAACGGGTCAATGTCGTTCGTTGTCCGTACCTGATAGTAGCGCTGGCACTTCGCAAGCTCCGCGGCGTAGTCGGGCGGAACAAACGGGGTCGCAAGCGACCCGCCCTCCAGCTTCACCCATGCGAGCTTCAGGGAGTTCCCGGCTTCGGTGCCCTTGTTGAATCCGATGGAGACTGCGGAGATGTACTCGCCCTCGGGAAGGTCGACCGATACCTTGTTCACTCCCTCGCGGAGCACCGAAGTATAGTAGCTGTCCACGTAATCCCCCGAAGCGTTCACGGTGCGGATTCTCGCCGACCATACCCCGGATACCTCCAGAACGTTCAGCGAGAGCGTGTACTTTCCGGGAGCAAGCGGGAATTCGATATTCTGCCAGAATGCGTGGGTGTTTGACGTCAGCGCAGCTGTAGCAGTCAGGCGGATTCCATCGGATTCCGGAGCAGCTTTGCACTTATCGGTGGAGATGTACCATCTGTCCACGGTGTAGCCGGTGGAGTACTCGCTCAGCCCGCGCTGATTTACCCGGAAGTCCGGATTGTCAAGATCGTTCTTGTCGCTCAGCGTATTCCAGTATGCCTTCTCGTCAGCGGTAACGTGGATATCCGCGTTCCCCGCGTGCGCTTCTATGGCGGCTCTTGCTACATCGTCAGCACCCGAGCCGCCCTGTGCTGACGTCTTAAAAGGGCATGCGGTGTAGTCTGAACCTACAAGCTGCACCGAGCCGGTGCCCATAAGGTACACCGTGCCGTTCGCGCCGTAAACGCCAACGGACTGCCCCGCCGGAATGCTGACTACTCCGTCAGCGCCTGCGGTCACGCCCGGTGCTGTGGACGCGTACACCGTTGCAGTGCCGTCGTTTCTGAGCCAGGCGTTTGCGCCGCCGCTGTAATTCGCCCTGATTTCCGCGCCCGTGAGCGCGATAGTCTTTGATGTCATAATTTATCCCTCCAAAAGTACCTTTTTGCCGTTAAAATACAGGCTGCCACCCGCTGTATACAGCCTATTTCCAGCGGAATATATTTCGAAATCAACATTATCCATAAAGATTCCCATATTACTGTTTGGCAGCTCTAATCTAATTTGCTCGCCCGAATCAGATACAATTCGTATTCCATTATTTTTGTTAAGCACAATGCATCTTTCTTTGCCGTAAGAATACTGTTGTGTTATACTGTACCCGTCTTCGTTTGCGTGAATATAAAATCCCGGCGGTGCTTTCATTTCGAAGTAGTTCCAGCTAGGGCTTGCTTCAATGTTCAGTGATTTTACACCATTTTCCGTTGTGGTTATGCCACCGTACTCATTGGTTATGGCGGCAGTATTTGTCCCAGAAGTCTGCAGCTTTTCGGCTGTGCCAGAAGAAGCCGCTTCCATCGCGTCCATGCGCTTTTCCAGCTGGGATTTGGGCTGCGTACGCTGCCTTGATTCTGTAGAAGTCTCCGCAGAGTAGGCCGCTGCCACGGATTCCTCCACCGCTGACAGGGACGAGGGCATGCTGCATTTTATTGTGTGCTGCCCCCGGTACCTCCAGATCTGAGAGGTGATCATGCCCGTTGCGTATCCCCGGTCGGTATCAATAGCGCCGCCCCGCAGCCGGACATAATCCCCGATCTCAAGAGCAGGGTCGCCGGTGAAGCTCGAATCAAAAACGCGGTTCAGGCATTTGTACATCTGCAAAAGTTCGTTGTTGAGCACCGCCGCGACAACGTTGTCGGAAAGCTCCGCAAGCAGCGGATTTTCGTTCAGTTCCATGACCGCGAGCTTCTCGCTGCCGCCCGCTGATATCTCACTTGTGGAGTACACCGCAGCGCCGTTTCGCCTGGTGAACAGCTTCGCAATGCAGGTCGTATCGTCCGAGAAATCCGTATTGAAGCGGATATTCCCGGCTATTTCACGCACCGGGACTATTACTCCGCCGTCGTTCCTCTCACATGTGAGCGGCACGAATTCCAGCTCGTTGCTGCGGCTGATTCTCGCAAACGAAGCGGTCATCATGCCTACATACATCAGCAGGTCGCGTTCTGTCTGGATACGCGCCGTGTTTATCTTCGCGGTCTGCGCCGCGTTCGGCAGCGCTTCAAACGCCGTCTGTGTCATTCCAAAGCTTAACCCGGCAGCAGTACACGCGCCGCACACAAGCTCATACAGCGTGCCGGAGCGCTCGGTCGCCTCCACATCGAACAGTGCCATTCCATCGAACGCGGAAAGCGTTACCGTGTCGTTCCGGCGCTTTATCGACGAGCCGTCCACATAGAAGCGCCCGAGCGGCACCGTCTCGGACTTCGCAGCCTGCATATCGCTGTCGTGGTACAGAATGAACGCGAGCCGTATCGCCGCACCGTCAAGGTCGCTGGTTTTCCCCGCGAAGCCTTTAAGGGAGCAGGAAAGCTCCCCGGAGTACACCCCGCCGGGGCGGAAGTCCCCGCGGCCGTTCATTTTCTGCGTTATAGAAAGGGAACCGGCGGCAATATTGTCGTCGGTCAGGTGAATTATAGTGCCGTCCCGGAGCCTTGCCGCGCCGCTTATCCCGGTGTACCGGACCGGCGCTTTTATAAGCTCCCTATAGGTATCTGAAACATTGTACATATCAATACTCCGTGAATGACGTGGTGAAGCTCCACCAGCTCTTTTCCGGGTCGGAAGCCTCCCAGCGGAGCACCTCCGGTTCTCGGCTCGGGTCGGCGTAGCACTCCATCGTGCTGAACTGAACGTCGGCGGGCTGGTTGATGTCGAAGAACCTGACCTGTATCTTCGGGGGCTTGATAGCCTCGCGAATCTTCCGCAGGTCAGGGGTCTGCACTATCCAGGTGAACGACATCTTCCGGACGTCCGACCTGATTATGTCACGGGTCGCATACATTGATTCCGACCGCCCGGAATTTTTGCTGTCGTAGTCCTTATAGAGCGGCTTGAAGCTGCTTGGCGTGGGCATTTCTACGCCGTCTATCTTTATGATCGAGGCGGTTTTTTCGGACATTGTTCCTCCTTTCCGGATCAAACGGATCATATTGCAGTTTATCCCAAACGTCAATAGCCGTTTGAACGGGTCTGCTCATTGTTCTGATACTGCGTTGTGTTTTCCGCTATAATTTGCCCGTCCAGGTCAATATAGTTGTGGAACTCTATTATCTGCGGTGCCGCCGAACTGTCGGGGAGCTGAACAGGACCCGTCATTGCTCCTCCGCTGTATACTGCGCCCGGAATGCTGCTCTGCTGTGCGGAATAATCAGCGTAATCGTAGCCGCGCACCTGCCCTGTTTCCTCAAGGGACTGCTGCAAGCCGTAAGCGTAGGCGATACTCAGCATATCACCGTATCCGTTATCGTCGAAGAACTTCTGCTTTGCGCTGTCGGTAAGGTAATCATTTTTGACGGAGTTCAACGCGTCTGCCGCATTCATTCCCCGCTTCAAGCGTTCCAGGAGCGCGGAGTTCATGTCGTCGTACAGCGTTTCAAGCTCGCCGGACATCTGGTCTATCTTCATTACGTCGGCAAGGTCGTCAATAGTGATCTGACCCGTGATGTATTTAAAGAAAAAATCACCCGTGCTTGTTGCTCCGACAGACATCAGCTTATCCTGAAAGCTGTACAGAGCGCTCCCCAGGCTCATGAATATTCCGTCCCAGACCTTGAAAGCCGCCTGCTGTATAGGCGAAGCAAAAGACTCTACCGAGTTCTGGATACCGGTCAGGAAATCCTCCACATCACGAAGCGCCTGCTTGTGCTCTTCCGTGTTCTGGTCTGTTCCGAACGCCTGATAGAGCGTACTGCCGATATCGTTCCAGAACCTGGTCCAGTCCTCGCCCCAGAGCTTTTTGATGCTTTCGTTCCACGCAAGGAGACTGTCATACTGTTCCTGCCCGGAGCCGAACACAGCCGACCACATCGTACTGAACCCCGTCCCGATATCCCCGAAGGTAGTCGAGAACGTATCCGCCAGCCCGTCCAGGCTGAAATTATTCAGCTCGTCCATGCTGTTGTTTACGCCTGCGAGATCGTCGGTCAGCCCCGCGATGGAATCCTGCGCGGATTCTGCGCCGTCAACTATCGCGCTGAAATCCACGCCGCCGGTGCTGCTGCCGGAATCGAATATGTTCAGCGTATCGATGTCCGCGAGCTTTTTCTTGGCGGTATCCGCACTCTTGCCCAGCCCTGCCATGCTGTCAGAAAGGCTGTCAGTGCTTTCGGCTGCCTTGTCGGCTCCGGCGGCGGTATCCTCCATCGCAGCGCCTTCGGATTCGTTCATCTCCCGGGCGGTCGCTCCGACCGAAGCCACGATAGACAACAGTCCCGCCAAAATAACGAGCCACCCCGCCGCAGCCTTCATTATATTCGCGCGCTTTGCTTCCTTCGGAATGAGGATATTGAGCAGGCTGTTCCATTTCTCATTTGCGGCAGTCCACAGAGCATGCGCCTTAGTCGCCGCCGGGATCGCTACAGCGGCGCCCACAGCTATCCCGAGCAGGGTCTTTGCGCTCGGCGACAGACCTATGAGGTATTGCGCCACGCTGTTCAGCCCGTTGCCCAGCGACACGACGAGCGGGGATATCGCTTCTAGCCCGCCGCGCGCCATCGTCAGAAGCGAAGTCGCGGTCGGCAGGAGCTGCGTTCCGAGGTCGGCGGTCATGTTCTCAAGTTGCGCCTTTGCGGTCGTCAGCGAGCCGGAGAACGTGTCGTTTTCCCGGGCGTAGTTCCCGGCGGCGTACTCCGTCTTGTCAAGGAACATCTGCATTGCCGCGCTGACCTTCTGCTGCGTGGTTTCGAGCTTGCCGAGCCCCTTTTCCTGCGCGTACGCCTGGAGGGTCGTGTCGTTCATGGCAACCCCGAGATTGTCCATCATCGTAAAATTGCCCTTTGCCGCGCCGGCGACGGCTTCCATAGCGTCCTTGACGTCAACGCCCATGATGGAAGCCACATCGGAAGCCCTCTGCATGACCTGCTGCGACATCGCCGAAGCGTACCCGGTATCGAAGCCGGAGCCTTTCAGCAGAGCGCCCATCTTGTTTGCCTTCGCAAGGTAGTCGGATTCCGACAGTCCCATGTCCTTGTACGCGGTTGCAGCGGCTTTCCTCATGGATTCCGCATGCTCCGAGAACACGACCTCTACACCGCCGAGCTGCTGCTCAAGCTCGCCGCCGGACATTATGCTGTCGCCGATTATCTTTCCGATACCGAGCGCCGCAAGCTTGTGCCCGAGATTCGTGAAGAAATTCCCGATATCATCGGTGGAACGTCTGGACTGCTCCTCCAGGTCGTCCAGCCTTCCTATTACATCGCTGATAGCTTCGTTGAACTTCCGGTCGTTCGCGGAAATAACTATGTTCAGCTCCTCAACGGTCATGACCCGCCTCCTCTCTGTAATGCTGATTGTGGACGGCCGCTATCCTCGCCATCGCCGCCTGCGAGCGCTTCCATGCCGGAGTATCGTCCTGCATGAGCGCCCCGAAATGCCGCTCCGGGGTCTGCGGGAAGCTCCTCGGAGCATTCGTAGCAAGCCCGGTCAGGTACGCCGTATGCCAGGCGAACACCGCGCGGCTCCGGGCTTCATCAGTGCGGCGCTTCACGGCGGAGCTGTTCAGGTCGCAGAGCTCCGCCGGGGTGAGGTCGTAGAACTGCTCCGTATAAGCGCCGCAGTCTACCGCCGTTTTTCTTAGCTGGGCTATCAGTTCCCCCGCGCTGCACGGTCGAGGAGCTGCCCCTGGATTTTTTTTGCGGCTTCTACGGCTGACTTCGCGATGAATCCGCCGTTCTTCAGCGCGGTCATGACGACCTCGGACGCGTCCTCTATGGTGCCGCCGTTGTCGACGAACTCGTCGTACGCGTCGCACGCCTCGCTATGTGAGATATCTGCGCCGCATGCGATGAACCGTGTCAGCACTCCGACCCTCTGGCAGCGGGAAAGTCCCAGCAGCAGGTCGCAGTCAAGCTCGGATTCGAGCTTCTCAGCCCGGCGCGCAGTGAAGCGCAGCTCAAGGCTCTTTTCATCAGATATTTTCAGATATGCTCCTGTCATGTGTTACCTCCGTTCCACTCAAGTTTGCTTTCAAGCGTAACGCTGAGGGTGTACTTCATAGCCTCGCCGACGTTGCCGCCGTTAACGTACACGGTGGGCTTGCCCTCCCAGGCGTAGGAAGAGCCGTCGGGATAGTTGAGCTTCCACTTTATCTTCGCGCCAGCTTCCTCAAGTTCCTTGAGCTTTGCGAAATTCTTCTTTATCACCGTTCCGGCGTCAGGGTCTTTCTCCTTGTTGTAGAAAAACCCGAACTTCATATCGCTGACGTCGGGAATACCTCCGATGTAGCGCTCGTTAGCGTCGCGCATGTTCGTCACCTTGACCTTGGGCGGGTCGGCGCCCATATCGGGGTAGCTCTCCAGACCGTACAGCTCAAGCCATGTTGCGCCGTCGTCGGAAGAAAAATCAAGGTGCGTGTCCTTTGTTAAAAGCTCCATTATTTACCTCCTGTAAACTAGTCCTGTGTGTTCGTCTATCGCCGCGCTGAACGTCAGCGTACGGCGGTGCAGTCCGTCCTCCCGGATATCCGCGCCGGAGTTCCGGACGAATCCCCGGGATATCAGCCGCGCGGAGATTTTCAGCGCCGTTTCAGTGCAGCGCTGCAATTTCGTGTCGTATACGTCCACCTGGAACGACACCGCCGCAAGCCGTTCCTCGCCGGAAATTATCGTGCCGGAACCCATGTCCAGCGGCGTGAGTATCGCCAGCGGGAATTCCGGAACTATCTCCGGGTATTGCGGCTCCAGCCGGACGATATCTTCCACCAGCGGCGGAATAATGATGTTGATATCAAGCATTGTCTATAGCCTTTCTCAGTTCCTCCGCGACGATGGCGTACAGCTTCTTTTCCTCGTTCTTCCCGACCGCCGCCCGGAGGAACGACTGCGCTTTCTGCCCGTGCGAGGTGTGCCAGTTGCCCTGTTCGTCCTGCCAGCGCCAGAGCAGCTTTGCGGTGTGCGGCACTCCCGGGTCGCCCTGGGTGCCTGTGCCGTACTCCACGAATATCGCGTACTCCTTGTTGGTGCCGACCGTGACTACGCCCGGCGCGAGCCGCTGAACCCGGATACTGTTCCGGAGTTCGCCGGTGTCCACCGGGCAGAGCAGGACGGCGTTTCCGCGTATCTTCTCGCCGCCCTTGAGCAGGGCGCGGTCGAGTACTTTCCCGCTGTCCGCGCGGACGGACTGCATTTTCTTGATAAGCTCCTGTATCGTCATACCAGCTCGCACACCGCCTTCCTGACGTTGCCGTAGGTAGTCACCCCTCTGACCTCGTAAGTGCCGCCGGGGAGCTTCACACGGTCGCGCTCGCGGATATCCGTTCCGGTATCGCAGAAAAGCTCCACCGAGCGGCTGAACTTCACGCCGTACTGTTCGGCGGTGGCGTTATCGGAGAGCGGCTGTACCTCTGCGCGGATAGTTCCGGCAGGCTCCCAGCGCGTTTCGGTGCCGATGTAGGCGCTTTTCACGGCCGCAGGACGGGTCAGCGGGAGCGTTTTAAGTCTGTTCTGAATCAGCCGTATAAAGCACACCTGCCTTTCTGGGATAGTTTTTCAGCCGCGCAAGAAGCTCCGGCGGAAGTCCGTCGAAGCTCTGGGAAATTCCGCCCTCGCTGCGGGAGGATTCGCCCTCAGCACCGCGCTTGTTGTACGCTATCACTGCAAGCTGAACCTGCACGGATATCAGCCGCGCTGGGACTTCCTCCCGCCCGATATAGTCGCGGACGGAATCCTCCGCGTCCGACAGCAGGGCGGTTATTAACCCGTCCTGCGAATCGTCCGTTATCCCGGCGAGGAGCTTGAAGCGCTCAAGCGGGGTCATGCGCCGACCGCCGCGTCGAATACGGCGGAAGCCGCTACGACCTTATCGTCCACAACGGAAACTACAGCGACCTTGTTTCCGGCAGTCGCGGAGATGATGCCGTCCGCAGGGACCTCGGTGAATCCAGTCGCCGCCGCGCCGAACTTCGGGACGGTGACGGAGCTGTTTGCCTTGTACATCAGCTTTCCGGCGGCGTTGCGCGCGATCCTGAGCCTGCCCCTGCCGGAACCGGCGGCGGTCATGGACGCTCTTATCTCGCCCATAGCGCCGAAGTGAACGCCGACGGAGCACTTCTTGTTCTCGGTGACGAACGCGTCGTAGTACACCAGACCCTCGACAAGATGACCCGCGATACCGGGAGGATTGTCGTGGATCTTGTATTCTGCGAGCTTCTCCGGGGAGCACACAGATTCGCCGTAAGCGATGATGAACGAAGCGCCGGCGGGCATTCTGCTCTTGGGAACAGCGACTATCTTCACGCCGTCAACATCGCCGACCTGCCCGGTGATGAGCATGCTCTGCGCAAGCTCGGAAGCCTTGGTGTAGCCGTCGCACTGCTTTATCGCATTGAGGAACGCGTTGGAAACGTACGCCACTCTGCCGACCGCAGGCACCTCGTCGTCGCTGATGGCGCTGTTTATCGCGAGAAAATCACTGTATGCGGTGGAGTTGCTGGTGGTGCTGACCGCAATATGCTCAGCCTTGTTTGCGGCGGTTCTGAAGCGGTATGTATCCACCTCTGGGATAACGACCTGGTCGAGCTGTCTGCGGAGCGCCTTTGCCGCGTCGCGGATACCCGCCGGGGAATCCACCGCGTTGGTGGCGTCGATGGTGAACGTGAACGAACGCTTCTGAGTGAGGGTCAGCTCCTCGGTGGTGTCCTCCAGCTCCTCGGGGTTGCCGTAGCGGTTGGAGCCTGTCGCCTTGTAGTCGTTCATTTCAGCGGTTCCCATGCTGTAGACCTTGACGGTCTGCGCACCGGTGAATTCGTACTTCCCGCCCGCCATCGAAGTGGTGAGCGCTCCGAGCCTGAATACTTCGTCGACCTTGTCAGAATACTTTGTTGCGAGATTTACTGCCATTAAAATTACCTCCTGTTAAACTCCCAGTCCGTCGAGGAATGGGTCCTTTGCGCCGGGGTCGCCCTTTTTCGGGGGAGCACCGGCTAGCTTCTTTGCTACCTCCGCGCTGACTGCGTCCGTGAAAGCCTTTGCGACTGCCACCGCGCTTGCTTCGATACCGTCGGGGTCGGAGATGTCCACAGCCACTACCAGAGCGGCGGGGACGTTCTTCTCCGCGAGGTACTCCTTTGCAAGGGCGGTGCGCTCCCGCTTTGTCAGAGCCGCCTCGCGGTCTGCGAGAGCCTTTTCCTGCTTCTCGCGCTCGTGCTTCGACTTTTCGTCCGCTGTCATGGCTGCTACGCGCTCGGCCTCAGCCTTTTCGTCCGCAGCTTTCTTCTCCCAGCGCTTCTGGCGCTCCGCGATGATCTTGTTGAGCTCTGCCTGGGTGAACGTCTTTTCAGCGGGCTTTTCCGGTTTGTTTTCCGCCTCCGGCTCGGCAGTTTTGCGCACAATGCTTTCCGGGCTTATGTAGTTGGGAATGTTTTGCGCAAAACTTTGCGTAGATGTGGTAGGATCACCTCCGGCGCTTAAAGCTGCGCCCTGCTCCTGTGTGGTCTGGGTTGTCTGTTCGTCTGCCATTGTTACCTCCGTTTAACGTCCGTATGACTGTATTCCGCGCGGGCTTTTAATGTCGTCAGCGTGTTTCGGACAATAAAAAAGCAACCGTTTCCGTTTTGGAAATAGTTGCTGAATTATTTGATTGTATGGTGAACGATTCGTTCACCGTTTGGAATGAAAAAGCACCCCGTTTGGTGCGGGGTGCTTAGTTTATTTAAGTTTTAGCCCATGTTTCTTTTATAACAGAGCCGTCATTCATACACTCGCGGATAACGCAATGTGTTGCATTTTTCTCCTCAACTTCGTTGTTTTTATCATCCAAAAAATGTATTTCTGAATAGTCGCCGCCATTGGGGGTCTTTTCGTTGATTCTTTCGAATGCCATACAAATCACCTCTCAATCATATTATAGCACTTTATTTTTCAAAATGGAAGCCCTGTTGGGAAAATTTTTCGAGAATTCTTTTGCATTTTGCACATATTCTGCAATGCTCTCCGCAAAATCTTCCGCCGGGGAATTTTCGCCATATGCTGTCGGGGATTTACTGCCTGACAATTTCTTGTCCTCGACAATAGCTTTCTGCCATTCTTTTTCTTCGCTGAAACGTCCGCCGCTTACTGACAGATTTGTGTCGATATAATGCCCAGCTTCGTGGCAGTATGTTCGCACAACATAGTCAGAATCATGAGGGCGATCATATCGGTAGAATGTGATTTTATCTCCGCCTGTGGCATATGAATGCGTAAAGTTTTTGTACACTCTCTTCCAATAACTGTCGTCAGGATTGTAATAATCAACGAATTCAATGTTTTTCTGCGCTTTCTTCTTGACTTCTTCGGGCACTTTTTGCCAACAACTTATCGCCTGCTCGGGCGTCATGGTTTGATGAGCCGAATCGTAATTCTTGGGGAAAATGAAACTCACCCCATCAGGAGTAGTATAAACGACCGCATTTGATTGTACCGACGTATTATATCCAAAGCAGTATTTCTTTTCCTCTACACGACAATTAATACCTGCTATCGGAATTGTTGGTGCCGGGTCACTATTTTGAGGGTCAACATATTTCTCTTTCCACTGCTCATAAGTCATACCCGCCGGCACCTTAACGGTATTCCCGTCCTTATCCCTAGCCCGGCGCTCCAGTCCTTTCAGCTCATCGTCCCCGAAATCCGCTATGGTAGTCGAGCGGCAGAACGGGTGCATGGGCGGGTAGTTCGTGCCGGGCTTTGCCTTTGCGAGGTCGAACACCTTGCCGTCCAGGGCGGCGCAGCATTCGCAGGTGCGGCTGTCGAGGGTCGCTACGAACCTGTAACGCTCTATCCCGGCTTCGCCGTACGCCTTTGCCTGCGCGGCGTTCGCGACGTACGCGCTCTCAGTCCGGACGATTCTCCGCGCGCAGAACGCGTTAACTCCGAACTGCTCCTGGAATATCCGCGCGGTCTTTTCGCCGGAACGCCCCGACAGCATACTGACGAGAAGCTCGCTTTTCAGCCGTGCAGTCATGCCGCTTACGTCCTTCCAGATACGCTGTGAGTAATTTCCGCCGCTCCAGTTGGCGCGCAGAATCCGGTCAACGTCCTGCCGGGGGAACTTCGAGAAGCTGAATCCCAGCCCAGTGCCTTTCTGTATGCTGAAAATCTCCCGGTAGTAGCTGTCCTCCGCGACATTCCGCAGCGCGGACGTAACGTGCCGGTTCTCTGTCTTGTACAGCTCCCGGCAGCGGCGGTTGATGTCCTTGTTCAGCTCCTCAATACGGGTAATGCGGTAACGGTACGCTCCGGCGCTGTTTATCGCATTCAGGAGCGCTTCGCGCCGTTCTGGGTCGCTTACTTGCTGAGCCGCCTTGCGTAAACGCTGGAGCGCCGAACCGTCCCCTCCGGCGGCGTTCAGTATCTTCTTGGCTTCCGCTTCGGAGATACCGAAAGACTGCATTCCGCGCATGACCGCCTTGACTTCCTTTTCGAGATACGCGGAGGTCTGCTTTATCGCCGCGTTCATCTCGGCGGCGGTTTCCTCGGCGGCGCCCATGCGGTCGTACATGTCCTGAGCGGCACGGCGCTCCCAGTAATCACGGCTGTTCATCGGTCATATCCGGCGGGAGGTTCGGGAAATCGTTCTGCTGCTCCCTGACCTTCTCGGCGGCTCCCTCGGGGTCGTCCACAAAGGGCAGAAGCCCGAGCAGGATCTCCCGCGGAACCATGTCACGCAGCTCGGAAACAAGCTGTGCGACCTCGGTTTCGTTGACCGGAAGCGCCCTGGTGAACTGTATCGAAATATCCCGGCTGCTGATAGCGGCTTTCCCGGTGGTGCTCAGCCAGTTGCAGAGAAGCCGCAGGCGCTCCTTCAGACCTTCCCGGAAGTAGCGCTCCTTGATTTTCGTTATCTGCTCGAATCCGAGGAGCTTATAGCGCATTGCAACGCCGGAGGCGTTCCCGCCGAAGCTCTCGTCGCTCATGCAGGGGACGTTCGCAAACTTGTGTATATCCTGCTCCAGCGACTTGCGGAGCACCTCCACGCTGTTCTCGTCGAACTGCCGCGTCAGCCATTCGGCGGAGCTGTCTGCGTCGAGCTCCAGCAGGCCGTTCTCCCGGAGCGCCTTGTAGCTTTCGGATTTCTCGTCGTTATCGTCGCCGAGGACTGAACCCTTGATAAGCAGTATCGCCTCGACGAACTGCTCCTTGTCGTTCACGCGGTCGCTCTGGAGGACGTTGTACGCGTCGATGAGCGACAGGACAGGCTCGAAATCGCTGCCGCAGGTGGAATTGTTGTATATCTCGATGAGCGGCACCCCGCCCATTCCGTGAGGTCTGCTCTCAGCCCCGCCCGCAACAGAAAAGCCCGTGTCGGTCGTGAAATGCATGACATTTTCAGTATCGCAGAGATACACGGAATACCCGGTATCCTGGTTCGTAACGCTGTCGTGGAGCTTGTAATAATACACCCCCGCGACCGGCTTCTGCCGCACCGTGTCGTCGTAGATAACGAACGCCTGGCGCGGGTCCGGTGAATACAGCCGGGGCTGTCCGTCCTCGTCGGTGTAGATGAACTCGTACGCCGTGCCGAATATGCTCGCTTTCTGCGCAAGGTCTATGTCCTGAGTGTCGCTGTCAGCGGCTCTCAGAAGCTCCAGGAGCGGCTCTATGCCCTCGCCGGAATACTTCACCGGATTGCCCGCAAAGTAGCCTACACAAGTGTCTGAGATGTATTTCGCGTGATTGCAGACGAGCTTGTTGTTCGCAAGGACTGAACGCTTCTCACGGCTGCATATCGGGTGCAGTCCCTCATAGTAGCGCTCCAGCAGGTCGTATCTGGTGTGCGTGTGCAGGGTATGCTCCCTGATGAATTTGCAGGCGGCCTCCGGCGTGACCGGAGTTTCCCGCGATATCGTGAAGGGCTTTATCATCAGTAAATGCCCATCTCCTTTCTGTTGCCGATTCTGGCTTTCCTGCGCCCTATGTCGTTTTCAAGGGCGTATCTCACCGCGTCAATCGAGTGGTTATCCTTATCCGGGAACTCGTCCCGGAAGCCGCCGTTTCCGTCCGGAATAAGCTCATACCCGCAGAACTCGCGCTTGGTGTTCGGGCAGGTCACCGGGTCGATGATTATTTCCGCGAGGTTCTGGAGCCAGGTTATGCCGTGCTCGACTGACCCCGCGCCTTTCTTCACGGCGGTGATTTTCAGCCCCCTGGCGCGGAGTTCGTCGTTGCTGCGCGGGTCGGCGGATTCGGCGTATATCGCGCCGTTCAGCGGGTTTTCAGCCCTTATCGCTTCCGCGAGCGGGTCGTACTTTATGCCGTAGCGGTAAATCTCACCGAATATGTACAGCCGCCCCTTTTCAAGGGCGCAGACAACGTATGCGGTCGGGTCGGCGGCGTAGCCCCAGTCCAGACCTCGATGGATATGCGCGAATCCGGCGCGTTCCTCCGGGGAAATTTCCCGCACCGTGATGTTCGGGAACACCTCGCCGCCGGTGCCGGTGACCTCTCCGAGATACTCGTGCGCGTAGGCGTTGGGGTTGTTCCTACGGAGGTATTCCGCTTCCGCGAGGAACTGCTCCCCGAGCCATTCCGGAGGAACTCCGCGATAATCGGAATGGTGGACGAGCTTATCCGGCGCGGGTACTGTGACCTCTGCGTTTATCCAGTTGCGCTGGGATTTCGGCGGGTTATAGGTGTAGAACACCGTGAATTTACTGCCGCCGCGCAGCAGCGACTGATTTATCGTGCGTATCTCCTCGATCCCCGCGAACTCGTCAGCCTCCTCGTACCAGACGTACTTTATGTACCCCTTGTGCACCTTCGTGGATTTGAGCTTCTTCGGCTTGTCAGCGCCCCGGAACAGTATCCGCTGTCCGGTGGGAGTGTACACAAGCTCCAGCGGCGACAGCTTCGCTTGCCAGAGATGAGAAACGCCGAGCTTGTCTATCGCCCAGAGGAGCTGCTCGTATACGCTGTCCTTGAGGTACAGCCCGACTTTGCGAATCACTACGGCGTTCGCCTGCGGGTCCTTCATCATGCCGAGGGGTATTTCCGCGCCCACAAACGAGGACTTGGTGGAACCTCTGCCGCCTTTGAGCCAGTAGTGCGTGTGCAGTCCGGCGGCAATGTCGCGATGGAGCGCATAGAACGGAGGTGCGATGATGTCGCGAAGATTAACCATCTGGGATATCGTCCACTATCTGGACTACGCCGCTGCCGGATACGTTCACCTTGTCGGTGAACAGCCCGAACCGCTTACCGAGGAGTTCAGCGGCTTTCAGGCGCTCGCGCTCGTCCGGGGGTTTCGTGATCGTCCGGGCTTCGGAGCAGCCGTCGCCTACGCTCTCGACAACGACGACGGAAGCTTCGCTCTCGCCGCGCAGCACCGCCGTGAGGTACTCCATGACCTCGGCGGCGTCGGCGGTCTTGGCATTGTGCAGAGCTTCGAGCTGCTCGTCGATGTACGCGCGGACCGAAGCATTTCGAAGCAATTTAGTTGCACAGGAATGCGCTACTTCATCGTTTTTCACCTTCGGATACGCGGCTTTATACGCGCGGGTACCGTTCAGATCTATCAGATATTCGTCGCAGAAACGCTTCTGCTTTTCGGTCATGGTGGTTCCTCCTTTCGGCATAGAAAAAGCGCCCTCGCTGAGCTTGGGCGCTTTTCAGTATTTCATGATACTAGTATAGCACAGGTGAACCGAACAAAACGAACAACTTACAGTTTATTCATGAACCGGTTGTAAATCATGCGCACCCCGTCCGGCGAATTATTCCCGCCGACCTCATAGGCGACGCGCGTCCAGCCGAACAGGCTCACGCAGCGGTAATAGACTATCTGCCGGGTCAGGCTGTCGGGAATATCGTAGATGAACGCAACAGCTTCGTCGCGGCGCTGCTGAATCTCCTCGCGCTTGAGTTCTATGCGTCGCTCCAGGTCTACGCGCCTTTCGGCAAGCTCCCCGACCTTGTCGGACGTTCCGGAACTGCTCCCGGCGTTCGGCTGCGGCGAACGTACCAACGAACGGCAGCGGAGCCGTTCAAGCTCCTGCTCCCACATTCGCAGCTCCCGGTGGAGATAGTATATCTGCTCCAATTCTTCACGGGTCATTGGTATCAACTCTCCTTCTGTTCGCGACGGATCCGGTGGCAGCTCCTGACTATCTCATTATAGCAGCTTTCGCAGAGGTCGATTCTTGCCCACCTGTATTTTACGCCTATTATATACCCGAGCGTATCTCTTACTTTGTGAGATTCCATGCGTTTAGCTTTGAACATAAATCCATCTTTGGCGTTCATCTCGCCGCAGATATCGCACGACCTGCATTTTACTTTAGCCATTATCAGCCCTCCTGTTCCAAAACTCAGCAATTGTCTTACGTTTGTTTTCTTCGGTATCATATTCATAAACTTCTACCGCGTACGGCGAGGCGCCGCATTGTTTGCATTCGACCATCATTACATCGAAAGCGGTCCCTTTTAAGTGTGTAGGTGTTCTGTAATATGCCTCGCCCCCGCAGAACGGGCAGGGTTTCAGCCTTATTTCAGGCATCTGTGTCACCTCCATTCCAGCCAGCGCGAAGCTGACAGTTTTCGCATTCCGGCATATCCTTACCAGTACACAGCGGGTATGGATTGTTTCCCTCCGGCGTAAAGCATTCAGGGTTTGTATTCATGATGTTATCACCTCCGTCCATCTTAGCGCCGCAGTTGCCGCAGTAATCTGTTGTCTGGGCATATTCGCCTTCCTCGCGGTCATAAGAAAACCCACAATTAGAGCAGTACGGGTCTTGCGTATGGTAGCCTTTCCAGTGGGCGTGCACTACTGGTGCAACGTCAGCGGCAGGAACATCGCACACCAGCGAAATAAAGTCAGCTACTGCGCCAAAGAGAGAAATCTGCTTGTCCTCCTTCGTGGAAGGAATAGCGTCTAACAGCGCCTGGCGGTCTATGTATTCACTCATTCCCGCTCACCTCTTTTTCTTTCCCTTGCGCTTCTGCTTCCTGTTCCGGCTTTTCTTAGCCGTGAACCTCTTGAAATCACTTTCAGAGCGTGCACACTTCTCGCTGCGCTCAATCCGGCGCATAGTCTCAGCGGCTTCGATGTATGCGCCTATGAATGCACTAATCAC